AGCCGCAACAGTGGTTCCGCTATGCAGCTTTCCCCTTCCCGAACCATCACCACCCGCTCTAGTTCGAGCATGGGGCGGAAGGGTAGAGTTTGACCGCGACTGCGCTACCTGTATCGCACACAAGCCCGTGGGGATGGAATGAACTGGTATTGTCTGTCCAGCTTCGACGCCGTGGCAAGTGCCACCCTGCTACGTCGTGAGGGCTTTGTGGCCTATTGTCCGCAAGAGCAAGTAACCCGCCGACGCGGGCGCAAGGTGTCGGACATCAAGCGCGCGATCTGGCCGGGCTATTTGTTCACATGCTGTGAGGCTGACAGGCTAGGCGCTGCACTGGTTCTAGGCGATTGCATGGACTTCCTACGCTACACCGACGCGAGCGGCGTGCGCGGCCCTCTGAGGCTTAAGGATGGGTCCCTGGTTCCCATTATCCTTGCCGAGATGTTCGGCGCCCTAGATTTCACCGACAAGACCCCGCCGCAATTCCGACCCGCCAAGGGCGACCGGGTACGCATCACAGCAGGCGTGTTCCGCGATTATCTGGCCCGCGTGACTTCGGTATCAAAGAACGTCGCCAAGCTGGAAGTTGAAAAGGGCGGACGCATGACGGCTAGGCTTGGGGAGATGGAAGCGGCATGAAACTCTGGTTAATTTCTCAGACCGAAAACGACGGATACGACACTTACGACAGCGCCGTGGTAGCGGCGGAAAGCGCAATCGACGCGGCGCGTGTTTATCCTGACAGAAGCGATTATTATAGATGGTCGGACGAAGCTAAAGCGTGGCTTGGATACCGGCCAGACGGATCAACCTATGACGCTGGCGGTTTGAGAGATTGGGTGATGCCAGATGCTGTTACCGTCCGCTACATTGGCGAAGCGGCGGATGACATCGAAACTGGAACGGTTTGCGCCAGCTTCAACGCCGGATAACTACCCCTTGCGCGTTTCGCAAATCAATGGCATAGGGGTAGTATGGAAGGCTGGGGCACGGTACTTTAGGTCCTCCCAGCCGGGCAATCGGATCACGCCGAAAGGCCCCGATTGCTGGAAATCTCGAAATTTGCCCGCACGTTGGGCGTTTTAGGTCAGTCGGATCGCCTCTCGCAGAAGCGCCCGGCCACGCGGTACTACACAAACCCTCAAGACCGGGTTCATGGCCGGAACCTTGAGAACAAAACGCCGCGTTTACCATTCCCGACCCGCCGAACAAACACCAATCAGGCCACGAGCCTTCACGCAAGATCGGCGCGCGTCGGGAACCATAGCGAGGGACAATGGAAGCATATGCCCTCCTTGCCTGCTTCGTCCTGCTGATCGCCTTCCTATGCATGTGCGCCGTGGCGCTGGTACTAGGCGAACGGGTGATGCATCTGGAATGGCAGAACGCCAAGCTACGGAAAGCCATCCGGCCTTTCGACCGTGATGGCGATGGTTTTCCCGGAGGCAGCGCGCTAGACCCATACGTCAAGCGGGCGGTGGATCGGGCTAACGCTTCTTGAATTCCATGCCCGCCAGAAAACCGCGCTCGTAAGCTATCCGGGACACAGCGCCAAACAGTTCGTCAATCGGCGAATCTTGAGACAGAGGGTTGCGACACAAAGCCTCCCAAGTTCGCTGGATATGAGGCCGGGAGATTTTGTAAGAATCCCAAGCGCCGTCGCAGATCGCCTCTTGCAGATCGTCGTCGCCAATGTTTGTAAGCTCGTCTAGCGTATAATAGACGTCATTCCAGCCGACCTGATCGCCATGCCTAGCCAGTTCGTTTTGTGATGCGGTTTTAAGGTCTTTCACTTCTTCCCCTTAGTCGGCTTCGGGTGGCCGTACACTTTAGGCGGTGCAGCCGGGACCTTGGGCTTGGCGCTGACAGGCTTTGACGGGGTAGGCGCTACCTTGGTAGCCGGACCCAGCAAAAGCGCTTCTAGGGCCTTTTGTTGTGTCCCGTGCAGGTGTGTCAGCCAGCCAAGCCGGGCAAACGCCAACTTGGAAAGCCAAACGGTGATTTGCTTCTCCCCAGCTTCCTGACGTTTTAGCTTGTGAGCGGCGGCGGCTTTGGATTGTGCGGGTGTGGGCATTGTCTCTCCTGTTCCTACGCCTTCAGCCCGGCCACCGTTTCCGGCTCCGGGCTTGGGGGTTTAGGTGGGGTGGGGTTAGGCGAGGCGGCGCTGTTTGGCGTCAGCGAGGTAGCGACGGGCGCTCTCCTTGTGCAGCGCGGGACCGTAAAAGCCGACAACCTTTCCGGTGCGGGCGCTCTCGGCGGCGGCGCGGCGGCACTCGCCAGCGCTGTTGATGCTGCGGGCGATCAAGGCGGCGGGCGTTTGTTCGATTGTGCGAAGGATCATCTGCGTATCTCCCTGCGGGCCAACCCCGCTGTTGATGTGTTATGCGCCAGTGATACCGATGTTGCAAGCGCATAATTGCAAGCGCATACGAATTATTTTCAACCCTTATGGGGCGCGATCTAAATTAGAGGCGAGTAGATGGCAGCGGGCATTAAGACCGGGGGCCGAACCAAAGGCACGCCGAACAAGGCAACCGCTGACATTAAAGCCGTCGCCCAAGTTTACACCGAGGAAGCTGTCAACGCGTTGGCTGTCATCATGCGGACCAGCGAGAGCGATGCGGCCAAAGTCGCTGCGATCAAGGAGCTGTTAGATCGCGGCCACGGAAAGCCGACACAGAGCGTTGATCTCGACGCCAACGTGAAAGCGACCGTCCAAAAGATCGAGAGAGCGATTGTCGATTCTCCGAATAGAGACAGCTAGGGTCTTTCAGCCGCTTCTGGCTCCGGCCCGTGACAAAGCGGTCTGGGGTGGTCGAGGTTCCGGCAAGTCGCATTTCATCGCCGGGTTGATGGTTGAGGATTGCCTAGCCGAACCGGGCGACAATGGCGGCGAAGGGATGCGGGCGGTTTGCCTGCGGGAAGTCCAGAAGGACTTGGCCCAATCATCCAAGCTGCTGCTAGAGACGAAGCTCGCAACTCACGGCTTGGGTGAGGCGGACGGGTTCAAGATATACCGCGACGTGATCCGCACGCCGGGCGATGGCTTGATCATTTTCAAGGGGATGAACGACTACACAGCGGATTCGATTAAGTCGCTGGAAGGCTTTAAGCGCGGCTGGTGGGAGGAAGCCCACGGCGCAACTCACACGTCAATCAACCTGTATCGCGCCACGATGCGCGCACCTGGATCGCAGATGCTTTGGTCATGGAACCCAAGGCGGAAACAGGACGCGGTAGATGTGATGTTCCGCGGAACGCAAACCCCGACAGACAGCGTGGTGGTTCATGCCCGATGGCAAGATAACCCGTGGTGGACGCACGAACTGGAAATGGAGCGACAGAACACGCTCCGCATGTCGCCTGACCAATATGAGCACATCTGGAATGGCGACTACGTGAAGATTTTCGAGGGCGCATATTACGCCGCCCAGCTAACCGCAGCGAAGACGGAAAGCCGCATTGGCAACGTCGCCGCTGATCCGCTGATGCAATACCGGGCGTTCTGGGACATCGGAACGCGAGACGCTACCGCGATCTGGGTTGCCCAATTCGTCGGGCGTGAGATCAGGGTTCTCGACTATTACGAGGCATCCGGTCAGCCTCTTGCAACGCACCTCAACTGGCTGCGTGAAAAGGGATACGGCAACGCGCTTAACGTATTGCCCCACGACGGGGCGAACATGAACCATATTACGGCTGTGAGGTTCGAAGACCACATCCGCTCGGCAGGCTTTCAGGCTGAGACGGTACAGAACCAAGGCAAGGGCGCGGCCATGCAGCGGATTGAGGCTGCAAGGCGATTGTTTCCCCGCATCTGGTTCAACGAACTGACCACGGAACCCGGCCGGGACGCGCTGGGAGCCTACCACGAACGCCGCGACGACGCGCGGGGCATAGGGCTAGGGCCTGAACACGATTGGTCCTCACACGGCGCTGATGCGTTCGGCCTGATGTGTGTTGCGTATGAAGAGCCTCGCGCCGCACGCGCAGAGAAACGACCACCTCGCCGCGTAGGCGCTAACAGTTGGATGGGGGCGTAAGATGAGCAAAGCCGAACGCCTCCGTCAACTTGCCCTTCAATCCTATTGGGCCGCTGAAACCCCAAAGGAAGCAAAAATGGCGGGCATCTTAATTGATTTGTTTGCGCCAGACGTGCGCGACGATGACAGGCCGCTTCCGCGCGTGAAAGTGGTGTTTGCATGAGCGAAGCGCCCAAACGCAAAGCGCCAAAGATCGAAGGCTATGACGACGAGGCCTCGTTCATCAAGGAGGCGCGCGAGCGTTTCCAGCGCGCTGTAGACTTTGACCGCGACAATCGGGATCAGGGGATTGAAGACTTGAAGTTCCTTGCCGGTGAGCAATGGGACGAGGAAGCGCAGGCGGCTCGCAAGGGTCGGCCCATGCTGACGATCAACACGCTTCCGACTTTCGTGGCGCAAGTGGTCGGTGACATTC